TATGATTAATGAGGCTAAATTCTACCAATATTTTAAGAAAAATGCCCCCTGTTTTTGGTTCACACGCCTTGAAAATTCAGCAGCTTTGGGAACGCCTGACGCTCTCGCATATAACAAAAATGAACACTTTTTTACAATAGAGTTTAAAGTCACTAAGCGCTACAAATTAAGATTTTCACCGCATCAAATTGCGTTCCATTTGCGCCACCCTCACAACTCTTTTATCTTAGCCACGACCACCGCTGCTTGCTGCCCGATACTTTATGAAGGCCACCAGATAAGGGAACTGGCCACCTGCGGCCTGAGACTTGAACCCATAGCAAAGGGACTTGCTGCATGTATCGAGCGACTGGAGGCCGTTTAATAAAGTTAAGGGTGCGACAACTTTGACCGATACTTATCTAATATGATTTTATAGGATTTAAAAAAACAGAAAGGATAAAAAATGATTAAAGTTAAATTAAACCCAAATAAAGTAATTGTTTCAAAAGTAGCTGACATAGGCCCAAAAGGTAAAGAATATAATGTCAGGTGGAATGTCAGCAAGGTGGGGGATCCTGATTATAATTATACTGTCAGGTTTAAAAGTGATATTAAAAAATTAATTAAATAGAAGGGCGCTAGATACATGAACCAATAAAAAATATAAAAGGCCGCTAGATACAAGACGCTAGCGGCTTGTGGCTTTAATAGAGGTACCAGATCGATTTCTAATTTCGCATCTTTCTTTATTTTTAATTTATCTTTTTACAAAGAAACTTACAAAACACAATACAAATGCAAACATTTGCGTGGTCAAAGCCCTAAAAATCATTATAAAGCTAAAAACAACATGTAAAAAAATTTTACAAAAAATTTTTCGAAATGCAGATAGACCTAGAAAAGATAAATAGATTACCACCTGATGTCAGGGACAGATTTAAGAAGATCCTAGTAAAGTACAGAGAAGAAGATAAAAAAGAAGCTGCACAAAAAGACTTCCTAGCTTTTACAAAGCATATGTGGCCTGATTTTATTGAGGGTGAACACCATAAAATTATTGCAGAAAAGTTTAACAAACTAGCCACTGGCGAAATCAAAAGGCTAATTGTGAATATGCCACCCAGACACACGAAATCTGAGTTCGCATCCACGTTGCTTCCTGCTTGGATGATAGGCAAGAACCCTAAACTAAAGATAATTCAAACCACTCACACAGGAGAACTTGCAGTTCGTTTTGGTCGTAAAGCCAAAACACTCATCGATAGTCCAGAATATCAGAATGTATTTAAGACGAGACTAAGAGAAGACAGTCAAGCCGCTGGTCGCTGGGAAACTGCTCAAGGTGGCGAGTATTTTGCGGCAGGTGTCGGGGGAGCTATCACAGGTAGAGGTGCAGACTTATTAATTATTGACGACCCACACTCGGAGCAAGACGCACTTAACATGGGTGCATTAGAGAAAGCATACGAGTGGTATACATCAGGACCACGACAGCGTTTACAACCAGGTGGAAAAATTGTTTGTGTTATGACACGATGGAATGTAAAAGACTTAACTGGAATTCTCATAAAGAACCAATCTGAACCCAAATCTGATCAATGGGACTTGGTAGAGTTTCCGGCGATTATGCCGAGTGGTAAACCTGTATGGCCGGAATATTGGAAGCTAGATGAACTGGAATCAGTTAAAGCATCCTTATCACTCGGCAAGTGGAATGCACAATGGATGCAGAACCCAACGTCTGAAGAAGGTGCAATCTTAAAACGTGAATGGTGGCAAGACTGGGATAAAGAAAATATTCCAACTTTAGATCATGTCATACAAAGTTATGACACCGCATTCATGAAAAAAGAATCTGCTGACTTTTCTGCTATTACAACGTGGGGCGTATTTAGGTTAAATGAAGATAGTCCACCACAATTAATTTTACTAGATGCAATCAAAGATAGGCTAGAGTTTCCAGAACTTCGTAGAGTTGCAAAAGAACAATACGATTACTGGGAACCAGAGACTGTGTTGATTGAGGCGAAAGCATCGGGTCTGCCACTAACATACGAACTTCGTAACATGGGTATACCTGTTGTCAGCTACACACCATCAAAAGGTAACGACAAGCACACACGTGTTAATTCTGTTGCACCGCTGTTTGAAAGTGGTATGATATGGGCACCTTTGGATAAACAGTTTGCACAAGAGGTTGTAGAAGAATGTGCAGCTTTTCCATATGGCGATCATGATGACTTGGTAGATAGTACAACACAAGCTATCATGAGATTTAGACAAGGTGGTCTAATTAATCACCCTGAAGATTATCAGGATGAAAGATTGCCTAGAAGAAAATTTAAATATTATTGGTAGTATGTCAAAATTAACAGATTCAGTTACAAAAAATTTTAGTGCAGCTAAGAAAAAAGAATTTTTTAAACGTCTTAATGAACTCTCAGGTCTTATGACAGAGGAGTCTGCAGTTGATTTAGTGTTAAGTGAATTGTTTAAAGAAGGCTATGCTAAAGGCGGCCGTGTTAATTTTGATAAGGGAGGTATTTTTTCTCTTAACCCTGATGAGGCTGTTAAGTTTAATTTAGACGGTGAAATAATAAATTTAAATCCAAAATTTTTTGAAATGTTTATGGGGCCTTTTATGAAAGATCCTGAAATGTTAAAAAGAAGAATTGATGACCTAAAACAGGAGATCAGAAGAAATAAAAAAATTTTTAAAGCCGCTGACGGTGGAGTAGCAGATCTACTAAAACTATGACATTCACATTTAAACACCCTAGTAAATACAAGAAACTATCGACAGGAGCCCCTCCTAAATCTGGCCCTACACCACAAGGGTTGAATGTTGACTATAATACTGTTAAGACGGTAAAACTGGAGAAAACAAATGGCAGAAATAGACAAGTCTTTACCGAACGTAAAGCAAACAATAAACGTACCTAGTCCTGAAGAGATAGTAGTAGATATTCAAGATCAGCAAAAAGAGATAGCTGATAACCCACCTTTAAATATAAAACCAAATGAAGATGGTAGTGTTGATATAGAATTTAGTCCGTCTGTTGCTGGTGAAGAGCAAGGGCAAGATCACTTTGCAAATCTTGCAGAGTTATTACCAGAAGAAGTATTAGGGCCTATTGGCAGTGAACTGTTTTCTAATTATCAAGATTACAAAACATCAAGAAAAGATTGGGAGCATGCATACACAAACGGTTTAGATCTTTTAGGATTTAAGTATGAAGAAAAATCAGAACCGTTCAAAGGCGCGTCAGGTGCAACACACCCAGTATTAGCAGAAGCTGTTACACAGTTTCAAGCATTAGCGTACAAAGAATTATTACCATCACAAGGACCAGTTAGAACACAAATTATTGGTGCACCAACTCCAGACAAAGAAGCACAAGCACTACGTGTAAAAGAATTTATGAATTACCAAATAATGTCAGAGATGAAAGAGTATGAGCCAGAGTTTGATCAGATGTTATTTTATTTACCATTAACAGGTTCAACATTTAAAAAAATTTATTACGACGAGATTATGCAGAGAACAGTTTCTAAATTTGTTTCTGCAGATGATTTAATTGTTCCGTATTCAGCTACCTCATTAGATGATGCGGAAACAATTATTCATGTTGTTAAAATGTCAGAAAACGAATTAAGAAAGCAACAGGTCGCTGGATTCTACAGAGACATTGAGTTGTCACCAGGACAAAGCGAAGAGACAGAGTCACAGAAAAAAGAACGAGAGCTAGATGGCATGAGCAAAAGTAGAGACCAGCAAATGTTTACATTGTTGGAGTGTCATGTAAATTTAGACATAGAGGGTTTTGAAGATACTGATAGCGCTGGTCAAGCGACAGGTATCAAGTTGCCTTACATAGTTACAATCGAAGAAGGATCTAATGAAGTATTATCTATTAGAAGAAACTACGAAGTAAACGATGCAACTAGAAGTAAGATACAATATTTTGTTCATTTTAAATTTTTACCAGGTCTAGGATTTTACGGTTTTGGTTTAATTCACATGATAGGTGGATTATCTAGATCTGCAACTGCAGCTCTTAGATCTTTGCTTGACGCTGGAACCTTTTCTAATCAGCCATCAGGATTTAAGATGCGTGGTATAAAATTAAGAGATGAAGCAGCTCCGATACAGCCAGGTGAGTTTAGAGACGTAGATGCACCAGGTGGTAATTTGAGAGATGCATTTATGCCTTTACCATTTAAAGAACCATCAGGTACATTGTTACAGTTGATGGGTATCGTGGTTCAGGCAGGACAAAGGTTTGCATCCATCGCTGATCTACAAGTCGGTGAAGGCAATCAACAAGCGGCTGTTGGTACAACTGTTGCTATGTTGGAAAGAGGATCTAGAACAATGTCAGCTATCCACAAGAGGCTCTATGCCTCAATGAGAAGAGAGTTTAGTTTAATGGCTAGAGTCTTTAAACTTTACCTACCTCCAGTCTATCCCTATGACGTTGTTGGCGGTCAAAGACAAATCAAGCAATCTGATTTTGATGACCGTATTGACATACTGCCAGTTGCAGATCCCAATATCTTTAGCCAAACGCAAAGGATATCTTTAGCTCAAACTGAGATGCAGCTGGCAGCATCTAATCCTGCTATTCACAACCAGTATGAAGTTTACAGAAACATGTACGAGGCACTAGGTGTTAAAGACATAGATTTAATTTTAAAAAAACCACAACCACCAATGCCAAAAGATCCAGCGTTAGAGCACATTGATGCTCTGGCTGGTGTGCCGTTTCAGGCTTTTCCTGGACAGGATCATCAGGCTCACATCACAGCGCATTTAAATTTTATGGAAACTAACATGGTGAAAAATTCACCAGTGATAGGTGCTGCAATACAAAAAAATATTCTAGAACACATTAGTTTAATGGCGCAAGAACAAATTGAAATAGAGTTTAAACAAGAATTACCACAACTTGCACAGATGCAACAGATGGCTATGCAAAACCCACAACTACAAATGCAGGTTAGAATGCTAACAGAGAAGATCGAAGCTAGAAAAGCAGTGTTAATATCAGAAATGATGAAAGATTTTGCTGAAGAAGAGAATAAAATTACGTCAAGATTTGATAATGACCCTATTGCTGCACTAAGATCTAGAGAAATAGACTTACAAGCAAGAGAAAATGAGAGAAAAGAGCGTGAAGGTAAGGAAAGATTAGACCTAGATCGTATGAAAGCGATGATGAATGACCAAAATCAAGATGAAAAACTAGATCAGAACGAAAAACTGTCTAAGTTAAGAGCTGATACGTCTATTCAAAAAACTATTTTAAGTAAAACTATACCATCAACGGATAAAATACCAAATCAAGTATCAATTGTTAGAGGAGAGGAGTAAAATTTATGGCATTTCCTATTTTAGGTGCACTAAAACTTGCAGTAAACGCTGGTTCGCACATTTATAAGAAGAAAAAAGAAACACAAATGATGATGGCTAACGCACAAGCCAAACATGCTGAGAAAATGGCAAACGGTGAGTTAGAATATTCTGGAAAATTACTAGAAGCTAGACAATCGGACTGGAAAGACGAATTTGTATTGGTCGTTTTAACGCTCCCGATACTAGTGATTGCTTGGGGAGTCTTCTCAGACGATCCGGGTGCGTCTGCAAAGATAAAAGAGTTCTTTGAACAATTCCAACAGCTGCCGTCGTGGTTCACAAATTTGTGGATTCTTGTCGTCGCGAGTATATATGGTATAAAGGGAACTCAAATTTTTAAAAACGGAGGAAAAAAATGAGAAAAGACTACGGTACAAGAAATAAAATGATGGGCGGTGGCATGATGAAAAAAAGAACTATGATGAAAGCTGGCTCAAACGGTAAACTTAAAATGGTAACAAAGAATGGTAAAAAAGTTCCTTTCTTTGCTGCTGATGGCAAAGGTTCAAAAGATCTTGGCAAAGCTAAAATGATGAAAGGTGGCAGAGTTAAGAAAATGGGCGGCGGCATGTCTAAATTAAATCCAGGCCTTAGAAAATTCATGATGGCTAAGAAAAAAGCTAAGTAATGGCCAGACCTGGTTTATACGCAAACATTCATGCAAAGAGAAAGCGTGGAGGCAAGATGCGTAAGAAAGGTGCGAAGGGCGCACCAACAGCAGCTAACTTTAAAAGGGCTGCACAAACAGCGAGGAAAACATAATGACTAAACTATGTCCTAGAGGTAAAGCCGCAGCGAAGCGAAAATTTAAGGTGTACCCTAGTGCCTATGCAAATGCGTACGCTTCTAAAATCTGTGCTGGTAAGATTAAAGATCCATCTGGCGTAAAAAGAAAAGATTTTAAAGGTCGTAAGCCAGCTGCTATGGGCGGTAGAATATACAGAGCTGGAGGCGGACTTACAGAAGCTACTGAAAGACTAAGACGACAAGGTCTAGGTATGGGTGGTAGCGCTTGCATACAAATAAAAGGTTTTGGTAAAGCTAGAAGACCAAACAAGTAACATGGCAAAGAACGGTTTAAAAAAATGGTTTGCCCAAAAGTGGGTAGATATTGGTAGCAAAAAGAAAGATGGTTCTTTTGCTAAGTGTGGCCGTTCAAAACAAAAGGCTGATGCAAAACGTAAGTATCCAAAATGCGTGCCTCTTGCTAAAGCAAGACGTATGACAGAGGGGCAAAGAAGATCTGCTGTTTCAAGAAAGAGAGCAGTTGCACAAGGTGTTGGTGGTAAACCAACTAATGTAAAAACTTTTACTAAAAGA